GCAGACCTTACTTATCAACAAGGCCTACCACGTATGTGGAGCCGTTCAACACGATATGACTTCTACTTCCCTGCCTTTGCGCATTTAGGAGAGCAGGCCGTCCTAAACAAAGAAATTTATGTTCAGGGCGAAGCCTCTGACGACGATGTCTTTGGCTATCAAGAACGCTGGGCAGAGTATCGTTACAAACCAAGCCAAATCTCTGGGCTATTCAAATCAACTGCTGCCGGAACTCTTGACGGCTGGCATTTAGCCCAAAAATTCAATACATTGCCTACATTGAATTCAACTTTCATCCAAGACACCCCACCTTTAGATCGTGTCTTAGCCGTCGGCGAAGCTGCCGATGGACAACAATTCCTATTTGACTCATTCTTTGATGTCAAAATGGCGCGACCAATGCCAATGTACTCAGTACCTGGCTTAATAGATCATTTCTAATGGTCTGGGGAGCTATAGCCGCAGCGGCCGCACCTGCCTTAATTCAAGGCATTGGCGGTCTTATTGGCAACACGGCTAGTGCCAATCAAGCGGCAAAAAATCGTGATTTCCAAGCTGGACAATCACAACAACAAATGGACTTCCAAGAACGTATGCGAGCAACGCAATACCAAACGACCGTTGCAGACTTAAAAGCTGCCGGTCTTAATCCTATGCTTGCATATCATCAAGGCGGAGCTGGTACTCCAAGCGGAGCAATGGGAGCCGGATCTCAGGCTTCCCAATCAAATCCTTTAGAGGGCGTAGGAAATTCTGCCCGAGAAGGAGCGTTAGCGTATCAACAATTTAAAAATATGCAAGTCCAAAACTTCACCATTGAACAACAAGGTGAACAAGCTGCTTCACAAGCATTGTTAAATAAAGACAATGCTGCAAAATCTCGGATGGAAACTATATCTGAAATGCTTAAACAACCGGGTTTTGAGCTTTCACGCGAACAAACCCAAGCATTAATTAACTCACTCAAAGCAGATACACGCCGTAATTTGGCTACATCTGCTTATACAGAAGCAACACAACCCGAAGCAGTAGCTATCGGAAAAGCATACAAAGACGACCCTAATGATGTCATTACGGGCGAACGTATGAAACAAATCGAAAAACTGAGTGGCTCTGCCAAATCAGCTATCGATACACTTAATAAATTAAGAGGACGATAATGAAAACTAAAGACCTACCAGCAGCACCTGTGTTCATTCGAACACAATTTAATTACGATCACAATGCTGCCTCTAATGCGTCCGGGCTGGTTTGTGAGGAACCCACCCGGGCGCAGCAGCACCATCGTGATGAGTGCGACATTAACGTAATCTTGGAAAGATTCGGCAAAACAGGGCAATTGCCCGTAAACGCGATTAGCGGTACCTATGGCGACTTTTCAGGAGTCCATGACTACCATACCGCATTAAATGCAATTATCGCCTCTGAAGACGAATTTGCTGCCTTACCAGCTCAAATTCGTAGTCGTTTCTCTAACGACCCTGCAAATCTTATCGAGTTTCTCGATAATCCAAAAAATAAAGCCGAAGCTGAAAGCTTGGGCTTAATTACTATTAGCTTCACGGCTAATAACGAGCCTGCTAAAGCAGCCGAAAAACCAGTCACCGAGACCTCAGAATGAGGTCAGCACAGTTACCTTACTTGATGTAACTGTGCTAGGTGACACCAATCACCTAAAAAATACGATAACCAAGGACATAAAAAATGAAAATGATGAGAAAAAAAGTCAACAAATCAAAGTCCGCAAGGACTTTCCGTAAACAAGCCGGAAAAACGGCTTACGCAAACCTTAAAACCAACCCTATGAGGGGTGGAATTAGACTTTAACGAATAAGGAGCCACCTCACATGGCCTGTTATCACCCACTCACCGCTTACCTAAGTGGACACCAAACAAACAATGCGACCGGCAAGTCTTATCGCCGTGTCTCATTTAAGGAAACTGACGAGCATGATCGTCAGATTTCCCTACCCTGCGGCCAATGTATTGGCTGCAGGCTAGAACGCTCACGCCAGTGGGCAATGCGCTGCATTCATGAAGCGCAACTTCATCAAAACAATTGTTTTATAACCCTCACTTATGACGATGAACACCTACCAAAAGACCTTAGCCTCGATCATCGAGACTTCCAATTATTCTTCAAAAGATTGCGGAAAGCCAATCCACATATCAAAATTCGTTACTACATGGCTGGAGAGTACGGCACAAATTTCGGCCGACCTCACTTCCACGCCTGTATCTTCGGATACGATTTTCATGATAAGAAATTATTCAAAAGGACTTCCGCTGATTCTCTCTTATATCGATCCCAGGAGCTTGAAAAGCTCTGGTCATATGGTTATTCCACCATTGGAGATGTTACATTCGAATCAGCTGCATATGTTGCTCGATACATTATGCAAAAACAAACAGGTAAAGACGTAAACAAAGACCATTACACATATTGCGACCTCAAAACTGGCGAATTAATAAAAATACAACCTGAATACAACAAAATGAGCTTAAAACCCGGAATAGGCGCAAATTGGTATAAAAAATACAAAACAGACGTCTATCCACACGACTATGTAGAAGTTCGTGGAAAAAAACTAAAACCACCAAAATATTATGATCGATTATTTTCTAAGGAAAACCCTTATGAATACGATCAAATACTTTACACAAGAGAAAAACAAGCTAAACTACGACCTGAAGAACATAGCTATGAACGCCTGCTCGTCAAAGAAACGGTAACAAAAGCTAAACTTCAAAAACTTAAACGAAAACTCACATAAGGAAAAACCTCATGAAGCAAATCATATGTACCGTTAAAGATCGAGCCGCAGACGCATACGGCCGTCCGATGTTTGTACCATCTGCTGGAGTAGCTATCCGTTCTTTCTCTGATGAAATTAACCGTAATAATGCTGATAATCAGCTTTTCAACCACCCCGACGACTTCGACCTATACGAATTGGGCGAGTTCGACGATAACACTGGATTATTCGCTTTACATGAACAACCAAAACTATTATCGTTAGGTAAACAGGTAAAAATATCCTAACTAAACCCACCTTGAGGAAGGCACAGCCGCCAGGCTGCGGCTCTTCCTAAGGACACTACCAAGGACAGAAATGCACCGCAATCGCTCAGTCAATACACACCAGTTCGCAATGGTGCCACGCGCTGATATACCACGATCGAAATTCGACGTACAAAGCGCACATAAAACAACAATCGATTCGGGCTATCTAGTACCCGTATACGTGAACGAAGTGCTCCCAGGGGACACGTTCAACTTTAAAATGACAGCCTTCGCACGAATGGCTACACCAATCTACCCGATCATGGATAACATGAAACTGGATAGTTTCTTCTTCTTTGTACCAAATCGCCTGTTATGGGATAACTGGCAAAAATTCATGGGAGAACAAAATGATCCGGGCGATTCTATTTCTTATATTGTTCCTACAACTACTAGCCCTGCTGGCGGTTACGCCGTAAACAGCCTTCAAGATTACATGGGCTTACCAACGGTTGGACAAATCGGCGGAGCCGCAACCGTAACACATTGCTCGTTCTGGCCACGAGCATACAATTTGATTTGGAACGAATGGTTCCGAGATCAAAACCTGCAGGACAGCCGTCCAGTCGATCGCGACGACGGTCCTGATTCTCCTGCAGATTACACATTACAACGTCGTGGAAAACGACACGATTACTTTACTTCAGCTTTGCCTTGGCCTCAAAAAGGCGAAAGCGTTACATTACCTTTAGGTACAGAAGCTCAAATTAGATACTCAGAAAATTTTGGATCAGGAGGAACAGGTTCCGATAACAAATTATTTGTAGCTAATACATCAGCTTCACAATTCTCAGGCGGATCACGTTATGGTTTCTTTTATCAAGGAAACACACCTGATACGCAATCCGGACAACCTCCAGGCGACTCTTTATACAATCTATATGCTGACCTCTCTGACGCAACAGCTGCAACAATTAACCAGCTACGCCAAGCATTTCAAATTCAAAAACTGTTGGAACGAGACGCTCGGGGCGGTACTCGATACACTGAAATTATTCGCGCTCACTTTGGCGTTGTCAGTCCTGATGCTCGCCTTCAACGTCCGGAGTATCTCGGCGGAGGATCGACCGATATCAATATCAATCCGATCGCTCAAACAAGCAGCTCTACTGTTACTGGATCGTCTACCCCTATGGGTACACTTGCTGCTATGGGTACTGCCCTGGCTCATAATCATGGATTTACTCAATCGTTTACTGAGCACGGTGTAATTATCGGATTAGTATCCGTCCGTGCAGACCTTACTTATCAACAAGGCCTACCACGTATGTGGAGCCGTTCAACACGATATGACTTCTACTTCCCTGCCTTTGCGCATTTAGGAGAGCAGGCTGTCCTAAACAAAGAACTTTATGTACAAGGAACATCAGCTGATGATGATGTTTTTGGCTATCAAGAGCGATGGGCAGAGTATCGTTATAAACCATCACAAATTTCGGGATTATTTAAATCAACTGCAGCCGGAACATTAGACGGCTGGCATTTAGCCCAGAAATTTACACAATTACCAACTTTAAACACTTCATTTATTGAAGACAAACCACCATTAGAACGCGCGTTAGCAGTAGGCGCGGAAGCTAATGGACAACAATTCCTATTTGACTCATTCTTTGATGTCAAAATGGCTAGACCAATGCCAATGTACTCCGTACCTGGCCTAATCGACCATTTCTAATGGGAG